AGATAACATCTTAAAGTATAAATAATACATAGATTCTGAATTGCATACATAAATGGCAGATATTAAGGTAAGGGTTGGGCAACATAATGCGGTGAAGGTTGTTTCCTCACTTGCTGGTGCTCAGGGCTTATCACTCGCTGAACTCAGTGATGTTAGTGCCTCGAACCTGTTAAATGGAATGGTATTAGTATATAACGGAGCAACTCAAAAATGGGATGCTACACATGAACTTACACCTGGAACGGAACAGAATTTAAACATTAACGGGGGAAATTTTTAAATGGCTAGTATTATCAGGATCAAACGATCCTCTGGAACCGATAAACCTGCCAGTCTAAATTGGGGTGAAATGGCCTATGTGACTGGTATAGGAAGTCATGCAGGTATAAATCAATATAAAGACCGAGTATTTGTCGGTGATGATGGTAATAATGTCCATGCGATTGGAGGTCATTTTTATACATCTATGATGGAACATGCAGCAGGAAATGTTGCTGGTGTTCAAAATACAAGAAATACTGATGGTGGTATAGTTGCCATCATGGATAATAATAGAAAGGTTGATCAGTGGAATGTAGATAATATAAGAATAGATCTGAATACAATTTCATCAACTAATGTAGATGGTGATATTATATTTGATACTAATGGTGATGGTCATATCAATGTTGTAGATGACACTTTCTTATCATTTGGTACTGATAAAGATGCTAAGATTGAATATGATGAAGATGGAGATAATGATGTAAAAGTTACTGGTGCTCAGTGGACTTATGATACTAATATTAAAGTTACTGGTAAAGGTAAGTTTGGTTGTGTTGGAATAAGTTCTAATGTTATTGAAACTGAAGCAGGATGTGGAGATCTTCTGTTTATTGACCCATACCCAGATGGTTTAAGTAATGAAGGTACAGTTGTTATTAAAGGTAGTTTACAGGTAGATGGTACAACAACATCAGTAAACTCAACAACATCAACTTTAAATGATCCTATTCTACACTTAGGTGATCTTACTAGTGAAAGAACTGTAACAGAAACCGTTGTTGTTGGTATTAGTACAATTACATTAGATTCTGTAATTGGTATTAATACAGGAGACGTTATTTCTTCAAGTTCTGCTTTATCAGCATCTGGTGTCGCAACTGTTACTTCCTATGATGAAGCAACAAAAATTATTACTGTTGACCAGACTATTGGTGCTCCAGGTATTAATACCACTACACAATTAACTATTACTCACGCATACGATACAAATACTGATCGTGGTATTTCTTTCGGATATAATACAAGTACTGGTGCAGGTAATAATAAATTAGGATTCTTTGGTTATATTGACCAAACTAATCCAAATAGTAGTGCTACTGCAAGAGCATGGACTTATATTCCTGATGCCAGTACTGCTAATGCTTTAGTATCTGGAACTAGAGGATATCTTGATATAAAAGGTATTTACTATCAGACAGGTGATTTCAATACCCACGGTGTTGTATATTTTGATGAGAATGGACTACAGACTTCTACTAATGCTGTCGCAACTCCAGTTAATACATCAAAACAGATATTAACTGCGGTTACTAAAAATACTCTTGCCTTATCTGGCAGTGTAACAGTTAGTGTTGGTGACATTGTTAGACAAGATACCAGTAATGCTTATGGTGTTGTTGAGACTGGTGGATCTGGTACTTCAATAAGTTTAGTCGGTGTTGAAGGTACATTTGATACTACTAATAATTTAAGAAAAGAAGGTAATAATGGTGCAATTGAAAACTTATCCGTAACAGCATCCTCTGTTAATGTGATATATACTAATAAGCCTAGTTGGACTTCTACACTAGACGGAGGTACTTTCTGAGTTAAATTATGCAACAACCTAATAGTGATGTGGATGTGAACGTTCTCGTCAGTTTATATCATAACAAACTTGCTCAATCATATAATCAAAATGTTCTTTTGGAAGCAAGAATACAAACATTAAAACAAGATTATGAAAAGGAAAAAATGGATTTGTTACAACAAATAGCAAATCTACAAGAAGAAAAAACTGAAAGTAAACCAAAACCAACTTTGGGTAATATAGCATCAAGGAAATAAATGGCAAAACCATCAACTAGACAAGGACTTATCGATTATTGCTTGAGAAAGCTAGGTGCTCCTGTATTGGAAATTAATGTTGCTGATGATCAAATAGATGATCTTGTGGATGATGCTCTCCAGTTGTTTAATGAACGACATTTTGATGGTGTTGAGAGAATGTACCTTAAGTACAAACTCACCGAAGAAGATATTGACAGAGGAAAGGCAAAGAATACAGACGGAGTTGGTATTGTAACCACAACTGCTACTTCTACAAATATAGCAGGTTATGGAACTACAACAAGTAGTTGGTATGAGACTTCCAATTTTTTACAAGTTCCAGATTCTGTAGTTGGAATAGAAAAGATTTTTAAATTTGATAGCAGCACCATATCGGGTGGAATGTTTAGTATTAAATATCAATTATTTTTAAATGATTTATATCAGTTTAATTCTATACAATTACTTCAATATGCAATGACAAAATCATATCTTGAGGCTATAGACCATTTACTTACTACTGATAAACAAGTAAGATTCAATAAGAGACAAGATAGATTATATTTGGATATTGATTGGGGTGCGGAATCTGTTGGTAATTGGTTGGTTCTTGATTGCTATAGGGCATTAGATCCAAATTCATTTACTCAAGTTTATAATGATATATTCTTAAAACAGTATCTCACTGCTCTCATAAAGAGACAGTGGGGACAAAATTTAAGTAAATTTAAGGGTGTTAAGTTACCAGGTGGCATAGAAATGAATGGTGGAGAGATTCTCCAACAAGCAGAATCTGAATTAGAGTCTATAAAATCGAGAATGAGTACAGAATATGAATTACCACCATATGACTTTATAGGTTAATAAACATGGCATTAAATCCATTTTTCCTACAAGGTGCTCAGTCTGAACAGAGATTAACACAAGATTTAATAAACGAACACCTAAGAACTTTTGGTGTTGAAGTAACGTATATACCAAGAAAGTATGTAAGTAGAGAAACTATTATGGAAGAGGTTACTTCTTCCAAATTTGATGATAATTTTTCTATAGAAGCATACGTTAATACTTATGAAGGGTATTCTGGTGCAGGAGATATTCTAACAAAATTTGGTATGAGTATTAAGGATGAAGTAATTCTTACTATATCAAAAGAAAGATTTGAAGATTTTATATCACCATTCATGGCTGGATTGGATGATGGAAGTGATACCAGTGAAATTATTCTTTCTTCAAGACCAAGAGAAGGTGACTTAGTATATTTTCCATTAGGTCAAAGATTATTTGAAATAAAATTTGTAGAGCATGAAGACCCATTTTATCAATTGGGTAAGAATTACGTTTATCAACTTAAATGTGAACTCTTTGAATATGAGGATGAGGTTATTGATACTTCTATTGAGGCAATCGATACTCAAGTTCAAGAGGAAGGATTTATAAACACACTTAGACTTGTTGGTTTGGGACAAACTGCTGAAGCATCTACTTCAATTGGTAGTGGATTTATTAGTAAGTTATATTTAAATAATGATGGTTCTGGATTTACTTCAGCACCATCAGTTGTATTCAGTCCTTCACCTGCTAATGATACTGCTAGGGCAGTAGCAATAACAACAACTATAGCAAATGTAACTTCTATTGAGAAAATATTATTCACAAACCGTGGTTCTGGATATGTGACTCCACCTACAGTATCATTTATTGGTGGAGGTGGTAGTGGAGCAGCAGCAACTTGTTCTATCGAAACTGCTTTACAAGGAGTAATTAGAATTAATACATTATCTGGTGGATCTGGATATGGAACTGTACCAAATATACTTATTGCTTCACCTGGTGCAGGTGTTACTGCTACTGGAATAGCATCTATTAGTGCTAGTGGTGATCAAAGTACTGCTTTCTTCAATCAAGATGATATTGTTAGATTTGTTTATGTTGATGAACCAGGAAAAGGTTATACTTCAACACCAACAATTGCTATAGCAAATCCAGACTCAATGGCTGGAGTTGGAACTTATCAGTTTAATGAAATAATCAAGGGATCTCAATCTGGAACAGAAGCAAGAGTTAAAAATTGGGATGTTGATTCATATACTCTTCTAATAGGAAATGTTGGTATTGGATCAACAGTTTCTGGATTCTATACGGGAGAAGAAATTGTAGGACAAACATCTGGAGCAAAATATGCATGTGCTTCGTTTAATTCTGACGATTCTAATGATAAATACAACGAGGGTGATGAATTTGAATTTGAAGCAGATAACATCCTTGATTTCACAGAATCCAATCCATTTGGTGTAGTTTGATATGTTAGGGACTTATTTTTATCACGAAATAATGAGAAAGACTGTTATCGCTTTCGGTACAGTTTTTAATGATATTAATGTTAGACATCAAGATAAGACAGGTAAAGATATTTCAACTGTTAGAGTCCCTATTGCTTATGGTCCAAGACAAAAGTTTTTAGCAAGACTTCAACAGCAACCAGATCTTAATAAGGCTGTCCAAATTACATTACCTAGAATGTCATTTGAGATGACTTCTATCGGTTATGATCCATCAAGGAAGTCGGGAGTTACTCAGACATTTAAAGCACAAGATAATAAAAAATTTAAAAAAGTTTTCATGCCCGTTCCATATAATTTAGGGTTTGAACTAAATGTTTTAACTAAAACTCAAGATGATTCATTACAAATTGTAGAACAAATATTACCATTTTTTCAACCAGGATTTACATTAACAATAGATCTAGTTAAATCTATTGGAGAGAAAAGAGATATTCCTTTAGTACTTGAAAATATATCATTTACAGATGATTATGAAGGTAATTATGAGACGAGAAGAGCATTAATCTATACTTTTACATTTACTGCAAAAACTTATATGTTTGGTCCTATTGCTGATAGTACTGATGGACTTATCCGTAAGGTTCAATTGGATTACTATAGTGATACTAATAGGCAAAATGCTTCTCGTGAAATGAGATATACTGTAGAGTCTACTGCTAAGAAAGATTATAATGAAGATGGTTATATAGATCAGTTAGATAATCCACTGATTCCACCTGGTGATGATTTTGGATTTACTGAAGAAAGAACCTTCTTTGGAGATTCTAAAGAATATAGTCCCACTCGTAAGGTAGACATCTAATGGCTAATAAATCTGGAGACAATTCTTTAAGAGATTGGTTTAAGAAGAGTAAGTCTTCTGATGGTACACCTGGTTGGGTTCAATTAGGTGGTAAGTATTCTGGTAAACCATGTGCCAAGCAACCAGGTCAAAAGACTAAACCTAAATGCGGTTCAAGTAAAATGAAACGTAATCTAAATAAGAAAGAGGAAGCGGCAGCTTTTAGACGTAAAAATAAACAAGATCCAAATCCAAATCGTAAAGGAAAGGCAAAGAACGTGGCTACTGAAGAAACTATCGATCAACTGTTTAGAAGAACCTTCAAGGAGAAGTGTTGGGATGGATATACTCAGAAAGGAATGAAAAAGAAAGGAAAGAAAGTAGTTCCTAATTGTGTTAAAGAAGAAGAAAAGAAAGCAAAAAAAGATTATGATGGTGATGGTAAAGTTGAATCTGGAAAGGAAGAGTATCTAGGTTCTAAAGATAAAGCCATTAAGAAGGCAATGAAAGAAGGCAAGGGTGAAAAGGATGCTTGCTATAAGAAAGTAAAATCAAGGTATTCTGTTTGGCCAAGTGCATATGCTTCTGGTGCTCTTGTTAAGTGTCGTAAAGTAGGTGCTGCTAATTGGGGTAATAAGAAAGAAAGTTATTCATGGAGAGATGATTTTGAATTTATTGAAGAAGGTGCTGCTTGGACAAAGAAAGCAGGTAAAAATAAAAAAGGTGGTTTAAATGAAAAAGGAAGAAAAAGTTACGAAAGAGAGAATCCAGGCAGTGACCTTAAAGCTCCTTCAAAGAAAGTTGGGAACCCTCGTAGAAAGAGCTTTTGTGCGAGGATGAAAGGTATGAAGAAGAAACTTACTTCTAAGAA